AATACTCATGTTTTGTGGTGTTGCTTTCGCACTGGGATTGAAACCAGGGCTTGGAGCTCCGCCAACCGCCTTTGCCGCTGCTTTGGCTTTTTGAACTGCCTGCGCGGGATTAGGCGTCGAATTAGGTTGAGACTTGAGTAAGATTGTTCTTGTCTCAGGGTTGAACCAACAAGCTTTTTCGTATGCGTCCTTCAGATCACTGGCTTTCCCATTTTGAAGAAGGATCGCCATATCCTCGCGGACATTCTCGAAATACGCATTGGCTGGATCATTTCTAAAGCGCTCTATCTCGCTAAGAGTTTCACGCTGTAAAAACTTTTCCTCAAACCGTTGCTCTGCTTGCTGGAGCAAGGCGTCAGGGTTTATCGCAGGGGGTTGATAGCCCTGTGATTGCTGCACGTTAGTTCCCGAAAGATCGACGCCATAACGTGCCGCGTAAGCCATTATAAACTGAGCAGGATTAATGCCAAATCGACTGTTCAGTAAATCTACGCCATCAAGGTAATTTGTCCGAAGGCTGTTTTCTATTTTAGCGTAATCTTGAACCGCAGCCGCTAAGGTTGTGCCGTTTTCTTCAGCGACCTCTGCAAACTGCTTTAATCCACCATAGCGCGCAAAGCCTTTATCTACCTCTTGCTCACGCTTGGCTATGCTTTCCTTAACTGTTTCCGGCAATTCGTTAAATGCAGCTTTTGCCGCAACCGACCAACCAGGAGGCGCTTTATATGCGGGTTTCTGAAACTCATCGCCGCTTGCTTGATCTTGAACTTGCTCGTCCTTGACCTCAACAGCTTCGGCAGGTTTATCCTTTGATGCGAAACGGCCTTTATCGTCTCTGCCGTCTTTACGCCCCTGCTTTTCTTCCGGCTCATCGGCTTTGGCGGGTTCAGCATTTGAAACATCATTCGATATTTCGCGCTGTTTATCCCTAGCCGCTTCAATAATTGAACGTAAATCTGTTGGGCTGGACGCGACTTCGCTTTCGCCCGTTGACGGGGCGTCAATAATTTCTTCATCTATCATTGTTCACCTGGGCCGTTGAAAAGCCGTTATTGCCAGGAAGCGCCTGTCTCTTTAGCGAGAGCGACGCCTTGTGCCTCTGGCTTGTAGCCATTCTTAATTTTGTGAATAGCTTTGCTGATGTCGTCCTTGCTTACTTGTGGACGTTTTGGAGCTTTAATATCTTGCTTGTCGTTGCCCATCTCGACAACGCCGTGTTGTTTGTATTCCTTACGAAGGCTTGATTTGCTATCGTAAAACTTGCCTGTTAGTTGCGATTGAACAGCGCTCATTTCATCCTTGATAATCATAGGCGTCGCTAAATCAGAGCGCTTGTCGTTAAAATGAAAATGGCCCGCACATTCAGAAGGCCAATCCTCTTCTAGCTTATGCCAGCCACCGCACACGCGGCAGGATCGCTCAGTCATTAGGACAGTCTAAGGTTAGCAGCAGCCGTCACAGTGCCAGAGCCATAGGTTGACACTCTAGCGCGGAAATAACGCAGATCAGTGCGAAATACCGTTGCAACTGCCGTTGTTGTTGTCGCTACCGTTTCCGTTGCCGGAGCGCTTGGCGCATAACCAGAAACGCCAACCCAGTTCACATTGTCAGGGCTTGCTTCATATGTAATCGTGCAGGTCGTTCCAGCGCTAGATACATTGACAGCAACGCGCTTATAGCCCTGCGTATCGACAGAAAACAGATTGCCAGCCGCCGTAACGGAGCCAGTGACCGTGTAACCGTCACTAAGATTTTGTTCGGATTGTAAGAATAAACCGCCAGCCATGACTTAACCTTTGTGCATGTTTTTGAGCGTCTCAGCTAACATAGCCCGTTTGCGCTCTTTTGGGTTTTTGCTGTGTTCAGCTTTTTCGATCTTGCTGTCAGGTATTTTCTTACCCATCGGCACGTTTAATTCTTTGTGAAGCGCGCCTGGATGTTTAATGGCGCCTTTGATCCAATCAGACATTGTTTGCCCCTGGCGGCATCATAGCCGCGTTTGCCGCTTCAGCTTGCTGGCGTATGAAATCATTCTGCGCTCTTTGCTCATCCATCTGAGCTTGGCGAAGGGCTGCATGATGATCGAGTTGAGCCTGTGCAATCTTAGCTTGAGCGCCGACCTGTGCCGCTTGCATATCAAACTGTGACTTCTGCACCTCTGCATGAGCCTTGACTTGGTCGCTTTGAGATTTGGCTTGCTGCGCCATTGCCTCTGGGCTAGGCGGTTTTGGCTGATTAGCCATTTGTTCGATCTTTTCTACCGTGTCCTCAATCGTTTCTTCCAACTCACGACCAACGCGGTAAGCGCGAACGCCAAATAACAGCAGATCACCAGCTAAAGGCGCTAATGCAGGATTAGCTTGAACTAACGGCCCCCATCCCTGCATAAACTGCGTAACGGACATAATAAAATCATTTCGGTCTTTGCGCTCTTGGCTCTCATCGCCAACTATGGTGCTATCGACCTCTATATCTATTCTAAATCGACGTAACGCCCCGTCGCGTAGCAACGCCATGACAGCATCAATAGTCACTGGCTGGTTTGGTTGTTGCTGACCTGGCATCATCACATCATACCTGGCTGCGACGGTTGTGGTTGAGGCGCTTGCATTTGCTGCATACGAGCTTGTTGTGCTTGCTGCATCAGCGCTTGTTGTTGCTGCATGAGAGCTTGTTGCTGTAGCTCTGCCTCGCTTGGCAAAGACATGTTGGTCATCTTCAGCAATGTCTCAGGCTGGAAATTATCGCATATAATCTGAGCCATCAGACGGACAACATCGCGGCTAAAACGCGCTAACTCTTGCTGCCTTTCACGAATACGGATCGAACCGTATTGCGCCTTGATCGACTGCGCGGTCGCTGTCTCAGCCGCATCCGCATCACCACGCATAATGTCAGAAATGCCAACAATCTGATAAATATCCTGGATTAATTGCTGACGTAATTCAACGCAGCCCTTGAGCAGATTACCCACTTGCTCAACAGGCAACCATACGACAGGGGCGCCACCGTTGCCCTTCGTGAAAGCATCCCATGACTTGACAGCAATCAGCTTATTCTCAAAGCCAGGAGCCATTGCCCGTTCTACTTCCGGCGCTCCTTCACCTTGAGGCCCAGCAGGATAGAAACCCACTAGCTTTAATGCTTGCTGTAGGGCGCCAATGCGAGCCGTCAGCGTATCAATCTCTTCGGCTTGATCCTGGTAATACACATAGTCAGGAACCGGCGCGAGGCTATCCGTAGTCAGCGTAGCGTAAGCTGGCTTAGGACACGGGAAAAAGCCATCGAGCTTTAGATACGGCGCGCCATGTTCCAACACCTCTGGATAGCCCTTTGCAATCCAGCAGACGCTTTGCTTTTCTTTGTCCCAAAATTCCCAGACGGTAGCCTTGCTTATGCCCGTCGTGGATGAATTCGTATTCATTGCGTCAGAGCTAGGCGCTTCTGGATTTGCATCAAGCGGGATGTTGCTAGCAATCTCTTGACCGAACCGCTCAGTCAGATCGTCCTTGGACAGATAGGCTCTAAACGCAACCCATTGAACCTCATCCCAGGTTCTCGCTGCTTGGCAAACGAAATCCTCACGCTGGACATATCTGAGCTTCACATGCTCGAAATCTAGCACCTCATTCGGATTGCCAGCCTCGGCAGCTTCTTCGCGCTCTTCAGGAACCTCGCTATCAAGGCCCATCATCGACGCTGTATCAAGCCCGTCTACGTCGTCTTCGTCTGTTACCGTGACAGTAACAGGCTCATAATAAACCCTAGCAACGCCACGACCGTAAAGAAGGAAATCATCCCTAACTTGCTCAAGACGGCTATAGAAATCATTGCTCTCGACCTGGAACCGACAAGCGCGTTCAAGTAAGTCACACGCCTCATGACCTACTGCATCGCTATCTCTAAAGCGGCGCTGCACGACAGGCTGCGGAGCCTTTGCCATGACCGCTGGCTTCATTACCTCCATATTCGACCAGAGGATTTGATAGCGCCGCGTTTTGTTTGTCTGGCTGGCTTCGTAACGATATTTCTTGCGTATCTTTTTGCAGCGCTCGTTCCATTCGTGCATTTCTGGCGCACGTTGAGCGCTTTCAATCAAATCAAGATAATAGGCGGCGCTTTGAGGCTGGCCATCAGCTTTGTAATTATCTGCGTCTGAAGCCATTAAACCCGCTCTTGCTTGACATGATTACCAGTTTCAACGCTCATGTATTCGTCAAACGTAATCTCATTTAAACCGCGCATTATCGGCTTATCGGCCTTGTCAATCGCTGGCTGAATATGTTGCTTCCAAGCCATTGCCATATAGCCAAACGCATCAGCCGGATGAGACGCCCAATCATGTTTTGGCGTGTTCTTAAACACACGCGCCTTATCATCCCATTCTTGCTTGTATTGTCTCAGGGCTTCCAAACCCGAAGCACATCGTCGCTCATCAAACCGACATTTGGGGATGGTGAGCTTGGCTGCGTGTATTCTGTCCTCGACACGATGATCTGCCACCAGAACAGGCTTAGTTCCTTCTGCCAGCATCGTTTCAATGCGCGTCCTGCCGGTCTCGAAGCTAGGCACCTTCGCGTCGTGCGGAACGTAACATGTGCCTGTGTAATTGCGGTCTTTGATCTCTTTGAGATAATCGAGAAAGTAATATCCGCTGATCGAAATGAAATCGACGACATGAGGCCCATCCCTGCCGATCTGAAACGCCCAGACAGCCATGTTAGCGCCGTTACCAAAATCCCAAGCTGTATGTATCTCTGTGTCTAACAGCGGCAGGCTTTCAACGATCCTGCCATCACGCTCTGCTTGCGCCATTTCCTTGCCGAAATACGCACCTTGTATTGCAGCGCTTGGATCACACTCAAACTCAGCGGAAAACTGGTCGTCAGTCATTGATCGACGCGCATCGTCTAATTCAGACGCGTCTAATATGCCCGTCTCAGAACTGCGTAATATATTCGTAAACCACAGGTCAGGGTGCTCTAAGCCGTGTTGATACGCTTCCCAGAGCTGATTTTTACCCTTTACCGTTCCGATGATTGTAGCCCATCCCTTACGATCCGTAAGAGCCGGACGAACAACCTGGCCCCACAGAGAAGCAGGCATATCGGCAAACTCATCCAAAACAACGCCATCAAGAGCCAATCCGCGCAGACGATCTTGATTATCCCCGCCGTAGAGCGAGATACGGGCGCCGTTGAATAGATCAACTCTCAACTCGCTCTCATTAGGAGGGCCAGCCAACAATGGCCGAGAAAACGCTTTTAAATAATCCCAAGCAACCGTTTTAGCCTGAACATAATACGGGGCTATATAAGCGTATCTGCCAGTATCATGCTTACAAATGGCAGCGCGCATCAAAATATCATATAAACAAGCTACAGTCTTGCCGGCACGACGATGAGCTATCAAACATGCCCATCTTTGCTTTCGTGTATGAAAATCAAAAAACGCCTCACGACCCACATACCTAATGTCAGAGGTCATTAATTGCGCCTGGTAAATTCGTGTAAATATTAACTACATTGTGCAATGGCTTATCTGAATTACCCTCAATAACAGTCGTCGCTAACCGAGGGTGAATATACGGGGCAGCAGCTTTAGCAGCGTCTATATGCCTAGCCTCTTCAACATCTGCGTTACGCATAACCTGCAATAAATAATCCAGAGGCAATAGACCGCCAGCAGCAGCTTTTTCGCGCGCTTCTCTTAATGCCTTGTTGGTCGAGCCTTTAGGCTTACCAGCGCCAGGCCTAGCCCCGCCATGCGCCATTTGAAATTCTTGAAATCATATCAAGCCCCGTTGATAAGAGCGTCAGACATTTTGCTCGCACTTATAAGCAAGCACTCGAAATCTCTTGTCGATTACCTTTAACGTGTTCTGACCGGCTTCAGCGCATGACGATAAAGTCATATGCGAGTTAATTATTATCGCTCTGTGATGGCCGTTGCTAAATAGCAAAAGAGCCACCAATACAAACATTGGTAGCCCTCACAAACTATCTTATTCTTGGCGCAGTTCACCAAGTGTATGTTTATGACATACCACAAAATAGCAAAAAAGTCAAGAAAATTCTAAATTAAAGTTAAATCTTGCCGGTAATTTTTCCTAATGCTTTTAACGCAGAAATCACATTCACCATGTCTGCGTTTTCACGACAATCACATCCGTCAGCCATAGTTTGAACCGACATAGCGCCGTCCATACCGCCAGCTTCTTTCATCGCTAAAAACCATTCAGCGCTGTCATCACGCCATTTACGCGCTAACTCTTCCGGCACCTCGCCACCATTGCCGTTGTGACGCTCCTCAATAGGCCCTCCCCAGTTTCCAATCCACATCCGACGAATAGACGCATATAGCAATCCAGCGTCGTATAATTCACGCTCTAAAGCGTATTTAAGAACAAACCTACCTAATGGGCTTTCACATAGATGATCTCGATTGCCCTGCCTATGAGGCTGCGCAAGAACCGTCGCCATTGCTTCCTGGCTTTGACGCTCATTATCCTCATTCTGCAAATCAATAGCGCGTTTGCGAGAATGGCGTCCGTTTGGTTCACGATGCTTTGGGCTAATTGGAGGCATGTTATCCCCTATTCTGCGGCCTGGTCGTAACGTGGAAACATTTCATCAAGCATGGCAGTCAATCGGTCGCTGACAGTTAAATCTTGCGCTAATTCGCCGTTTTCATGCTCTTTGAGCCAAACACGCGCCGCTTGCTTTTCACGCTCTGCGTCACGCTTGTCTCTTGCGCCGCCATTAGATGAACTTGGCCCAGCACCAGATTTGAACGATTGATACATGGCGTTCATTCGCTCACGCATGGCTGCTTTTTGCTCCGGCGAGACAAAGGCTTCCGGCGCTTCTAATTTGCGCATCGGTGGGTTCTTATCCGCATAGCTTTCGCTGGCTCTCCAACCAGGTTCAAAAGCATCTGGCGTGTTCGCTGGAACCGTCAATCTGCCGCGCTGATTTGCAAAGCTGTTAGGCTTGGCGTGGGAATGGCCGATATGTTCAAAATAAGCCATCCACAGCGCCCATTCGTGCGATCCAGCTACGATGACGGGATGACTGCCATCATCGCGTCCAGAACGCTGGCAATAGGCTTTCGCCTTTTCCTCGTAAGTTGTCGGATCCGAAAACGGATCACCACCGCTTGATTGAAACGACTTTCTGCCCACGATTTTCATATTTGCCTTCCATGATTTTCGTAAAATTTCTCAACTCAAACACCCAATCAAAATCAGCGCGCCACTTGCCGTCAGCGCCGCGAAGAAACGGCGATCCTCGTATTTTGCTGAACAATTCCGCAAAGCCCTGCGCTGGCGTTTCAAAATCAAAATCGTCAACGAGTTCTTTGGCTCTGCGAGTGATTGCGATCTTTCGAGCATCGGTCAGCTTGGCGACCGTCGCTAAACCCAAACCGTTTGCCAAATCGTTCCAGGCTTCCGCTGTCGATCTCAGCAAATCATCATCAAATCGTTTCGACGGAGAGCCGATGGCGCAGCCATCAACGGCTTTTGCCGAAGAAGTGAGAGGGGGGGAGATAGGGGGTGTAG